ACGAACGTGATATCGCCTGCTGTAGCTGACTTTTTAATCATTGGCAGTTCGACATAACTTAAGGTAATAATAAATCCTGACCAGATAACTACACCTAAACGCACTGCTGCGCCAAGTATTGCCATCTGTTCTTCGTGGTCATCCACGTTTTCTTTTAATTTTTTGAAGAAACTTCTTGGGGTTCCTTTGATCGGCTTATCTTCTTCCATGCTGTTTTTAGTATAGGTTTCATTGCAGTAACCGCCCATTTAAAAGCTGCTGTAGCTGTAAGAGTGGCTGCTACAGAGACAACCGCAGTTGTCCCAGCCGTTACTAAAATTTCGTTCTCCGGGACAGGTACTTTAAAATCTGTAAACGGTATGTCTACTTTTCTTAATCCTTGTTCCGGCTCATCTTTTGCCTCTGCCTGTACTCCCTCAGGAGCTTCAAGATCACTAGGTGGTACAACTAAAGGTACGTAACTAGGTACATCTGCGGTAGGCAAAGGTATAGATATTGTTTCTATTTTTTGTGGAAGTGGTAATTCTAAGATTGGTAATTGTAAGGCTTCCACTTTTCTAACTCATCTTCTGTGTATACATAAGCTTTAATAGTTGTTTCTCCGTCAGCTATAGCTTTATTAATTCTATGCAATCCGCTATAAACAACATATTTTTCTCCTTTAGTACACTCATAAGCAAGCACCCCAATAGGGTAGTCTTTGTAATTTGCTTTTCTAAATCGTTCACCATGACAACAACTGCAAGTTGCACCGCCATTATGGGTAATAAATTTATTATGTTTACCATGCCATAAAACTTCTGATATTGTTATTTCAGTAGCTTTTCTTCCTGTTTTTGAACCAAGCCAATCTTCTTGTTCTATATTTGTTGGAGCATAGTAAACTACATTACCTATAGTTTCCTTTCTTTCCATTGTTTTTACCATTTGTTTCTAGGACATTTCAAAAAAGGTAACGTTGTTTTTAAGTCAATAAAACAATGACAAACTGCACATTGCCTAGTTACTTTTTGAAACATTGGGCAGGATTCACATATTTCTATTTTTTCCTGCCGTGTTTTAGACATAGTTAATATTTATGTTAAGACGAACTTGTGCATTAGAAGTTGATGTAGAATGGTGATCTTCCAAAGAATTAAATAATATTAATCTATTTTCGATACTTTCTACTTTTGTACCATCTGCAAATCCTGTGTAGCCATCACAAGTATTTAAACAATATATAGCACCACGAAGTCTATTACAATGCGTCGCATCTTTGTGTAACATATGTTCTTTTACTTCGTGAGTATGTGGATACATATTTATTTTTATTCTTGTTAAAAATCCAAATTGTGTTTCTTCTAGATTTTTAAGTGGTGTAATTAATCTTTTTTGCACCTCTTCAAAGGATGAACTATAAATCCGGCAATCACCATAAATTAAATGAGTCATAAACCAGTTATCATATTCATCCTTATCTTTGTATTCATCTTGATCTGATATAGACCAAACAGGATTGTAAATAGTTTGTTCGTTTAAAAATAAATCTTTTAAATACCAGAAATCTCTATCATTTAAAAAGTTATCTTTAACTCGTAAATCTAATTTTTTGTTCATGGGTGTTGTAATAATTAAACAGTTTCTTGCTCCAGTTTCTCACGAAGAGCTATTACTTCTGCATGTGTGTAGATTTTACTTTCATCTACAGGCACTAATGTAAGTATATCTGTAATGTGTTTATCAATTACATTTATAGGTCCAGTGTTGCCTTTTCTTGCTTCATGTTCAGCAAGCATTAATTCTATATCTGATGGATACAAATATAATCTTGCAGCTTCATATGAATATGTTGGTGCTGGTTCTAAATCTGTTGTTGTGTCTTCTTCTTCTCCTATTTCCCAAGGGATATCAGATAACTTTTCACAACGTGGTCTTGGTGCATAACTGTTGATAAGATGATGCCATTCAGTTTTAGTCATTCCACCGACTGATGGTATCTGTGCCCAACTACCATCTTCATATTCTATTTTTAGCCATTCTACGGCTTTGTTTGTAATTTTAAATTTCATAGTAATTAGCGACCTCCAACGGTGCCGTTGTTTGTAAATGAGATTGAACCTCGGTTAGTGATATAATAACCAGCTTGTCCTCCGCCAGAACCACCTGAACCACCTGAACCACCAGAACCATTACTACCTCCAGAACCTCCAGCACCGCTTCCAGCGTTACCGTTGCCTCCAGTATTACCTGTAGCTCCTTGTGCTCCTGTGTTACCTGTAGCTCCTGCGTTTCCAGAAGACCCTGCGTTACCAAAGTTGCCTCCAGCTCCACCGGTTCCCCCGGTTCCGCCTTGACCACCTGTTCCTCCAGTTCCACCTGTTCCTCCAGAACCAGCGTTAGTACCTCCAGCAGAACCGCCAGAACCACCTGAACCAGAGTTACCTCCAGCTCCACTAGAACCACCTGAACCTGATGTAGCAGATTGTCCGTAACCTTGACCTACACCGCCAGCTCCGCCAGCTCCACCGCTTCCGCCAGAGCCTCCAGCTCCACCGCTACCACCGCCACCACCTGATGTGGTTTGGTTTGCACTACATTGGTAGGCACCTTGACAGCAATAGAATTTTGAGCGGTCTCTATCATATTTAATTCCTGTACTCCAACCGTTTGTTGAAAATGTATGTCCACCTTTAAAACGTTGACACGCAGCAGTAGAACTATGCCAGCAACCACCAGCTTGTCCTCTTCCACCTTGGTTATACATACCTCGGTTGTTGCACATACTACCTGCGTTGGATATATAGTTGGTGTTGAAAGGACTTCCAGTACCACCTACGTTGTATTGATAAGTACCAGCTCCTCCAGAACCTCCAGAACCTCCAGTTCCGCCTTGTCCGCCAGTACCACCGGCTCCACCTTGTCCACCGCCTCCGCCTCCGCCATATATAGACGCGCCAGAGTTGTTTTCAATAGTAACACCAGATGTAGACACAGCAGAAATAGCTGGTCCTCCGGTACCACCATTAGAAGCACCACCATAACCTTGGATTGACCCTGAGTTATGTACTACTAATGTTCCGCCCATACTTGCAGAAATATTTACAGCAGCACCTGATGTACCACCGACTGTTACTCCTGAGTTTATGTATAGACGTTTTGGAACTGAAGAACCCCAGTCACTACCGAAAGCACTTGCACAATGAAAGTTAGTTGTGTTACCACTTATTGTATAATGAATCTCACCAATACAATCATAAAACTGACCAATAGAGATAGCTCCAGAAGTAGGTACTCCTGTATTGTTAGAGGTTGTATATGCGCCGTTTCTATAATATTCGTTGAGAGAATGGGGTGTATCTCCCCCAAACTCGCCAGCGATATCATTCATATTTAACGGACCACTATCCGGTAATCTTGGCATTTTTTAATTCCTCAACTTCTTCTTTAAGTTCGTTAATTGCGTTTATAAGTACGCCTACTATTTTTCCGTAGTCAACTGATTTGACTTCTGTTTTTTCACCTGTAGCAGGGTCAGGGTTCATAGTAGTCACAACTACTTCTGGTATAACCTTTTCTACTTCTTGTGCAATAACACCAATACCAGCTTTACCATCTGCTAACCATTTATAACTAACACCACGTAATTTACCAACAATACCAAGAGCATCGTTGATAGTAGAAACGTCAGTTTTTAGTCTTGCGTCAGAGTAAGCTGTTACGTTACCTTGAGCAACTGCGTTACCACTTCCATCTACAGAAAATCTATTATTACCAGATGGGTCTCTAACTATAAAACTACCACTACCATATTGAAGATATAAATTGTTACTGTGATATTGAATCTTTGAACCGTACTCTCCTGTCCAGTTTCCTTGGCTAAGTCTTATATCATAACCACCTTGGACATGTACTCTTCGAGTAGTTAATGTAGCATTTACTGTATCATCAGCATCTGATCTTACAAAGCTTGAAGCATGTAAGTTGTCAACTGTGTCAGAGTTTGTACATTGAGCTGGAGTTATGTTTGCAGTTCCATTAAATGATGTACCACCAATAGTTCTTGCAGTCTGCAATCTAGTTGCAGTTGTAGCATTACCAGTTGTGTTTTGGTTAAGTGTTGGAACTTTTGATGCAACTATGTTTCCAGAAGAATCAATAGAAGCAGCACCATCTACATGAAATCCACCATCAGCTCTCATAACGCCCGGTGTATATGTACCATTAACAAATTCAGAACCTTGATTAATTCTTAAATAGCCATCATTATGGTCTGCTGATATTGCTGTTCTATTATTAAATGCTATACCTCTACTGTCATTTGTAGAGCTGGCAGAAAAATTTAGTACGTCAGTGCTATCAGCACTCATGTTATATGTTCCAGACAATGTATCTGCTGCATCTGATCTTACAAAACTACCAGAAGAAACACCATCTAAAGTGTCAGCATCTAGTCCAGAACCTGCACCATCAACTGTCTTGATAAGTGTCAAGATTTCTGATGCTGACTGATCGGCAGTCGCTGACGCTTCAATACCATTTAATTTACTGTGATCTGCGTCAGTAAACACGTTACTGTCAGATGCTGATTCTACAAGTGTACGAATCTCAGCAGCAGTTTGGTCTGCTGTAGCTCCGTTTTCTACGTTTATAATTCCTCTTACTTGTGAAGCATTTAGAGTTGTTGCATTACCAGTGCCAGCAGTTTCTCTTCCTAAAATAGTTTGAGTTGGGAAGTTTAACATTTTTGCTGTAGACACAGAATCGTTAGCTATATCACTTTCTACGATTGTTCCGTTAACTATGTTTGCACTAGCTACGGTTACGTCTGTTGGCAAAGCTCCACCAGCAATCTTAGTTGTTGCTATAGAGTCTGCACCTAATCTACTAGCTATAGATGATGAAGATACGTTTGACATATCTTCTCTTGCTAGTGGTCTACCACCAGCTTGTGAACCGTCATGTACGACGGCTGTGTCTTTTGTGGTATCTATAGTTACTTCACCTTCGGCACCAGTAAATGTGTTGTGCTGCGAAGTAGTACCACGCCTTAGTTTTAATAATTTAGCCATTTAAAGTGTACCGAAATCGAGAGTTAAGTTAGTTCCATCTATTGTTCCTGCTGTTACAGTTCCAGTAAATGTTGGGTTATTAATAGGTGCTTTTGTACCTAATGAGTTTGCAGTTGTAGTTGCAAAGTTTGAATCATCTCCAAGAGCTGCTGCTAATTCATTTAGCGTGTCTAGAGTTCCGGGAGCTGAGTCAACTAAATTAGATACTGCTGATCTTACATATGCAGTTGTAGCAACTTTAGTTGAGTTATCTGATTGAGATTGAGTTGTTGCAACTACTCCGTTATCTAAAGTAGTACCACTAATTCCTAATCCTGATATGTCTTTTCCATCAACTGTTCCTGATACACTGATATTACCTGTAACACCTATTCCACTAGAAGTTACTTCTAATTTTGTATTACCTGAATCTTGTAATTTAATATTACCTACACCAGATGCGTTAATTATAGAATCTGTAGTATTATGGAATATCTGTAAATCCGAGTCGTTACCGTATTTAGCTTTTATATTATCATTGTATCTGTTGTCCCCGGTAAATATAACACCAGCAGTTGTAGCAAAGTTACCAGTAGCTGTTACACCACCTTGCCATTGTGAACCGTTATATATTCTTAACTCATTAGCAGAGGTGTTAAAGAATAAATCTCCTACATCTAAGCTAGATGTTGGGTTAGTAGAACCTATACGATATCTGTTTGCAAATGTATTTACGTCAGTGATATTAGCAGCAGTAGTGTTAATGTTTGTTGCATTAGACACGACACTATTAATATTGGATGCGTTAGCAACCGCAGCATTGATGTTTGAAGCATTTGAGACCGCACTATTTATATTACTTGAGTTGTTAGCTACCGCAGTTATATTAGAATTATTACCAGCTACAGCATCAATGTTTGTTTTATTTGCATTGACAGCGTTGATGTTAGTTGCATTATTCTTAACTGCGTTAATGTTAGTTGCATTGCCAGCTACCGCAGTAACGTTAGCATTATTGTTAGCAACTGTTGTTACGTTACCTGAGATACCAGCAACTGTAGTGACATTAGAATTAATGCCAGATACGGTTGTTATGTCGCTTGAGATGTCAGCCAATGTATCCATGTCAGATACGATTGCTGTTGTACCCAAGGTGTTCATATCAGCCACTGCATCAGCAGTACCTAGTCTACCTATCTCTGTATTTTTTCCAGCAACAGTTGTGACATCAGATGAGATACCAGCAACTGTAGTTACGTTTGCATTTATACCAGCAACTGTATTTATATTTGTAGCGTTGTTTTTTACGGCTGTAATGTTAGTGTTATTACCAGCTACAGCAGTGATGTTTGAGTTGTTACCAGCGACTGTATTGATGTTTGTAGCGTTGGAAACAACAGCATTAATATTTGAAGCGTTGCTAACAGCAGCATTAATATTAGAACTGTTAGCTTGTACGGCGTTAATGTTTGAGGCATTTGCTTGTACTGCGTTTATATTGGTTTGGTTATCAGCAGCAGCTATAATTTTAACTACGTTGTCTGATACTGTTTTTATTGGGTCATCCTTAACAGTTATGGTATTACCCATACCGCTATGGTTTGTACAATAGTATTGGAAGTTAGCAGGTTGTGATTCTGGTATTACAATCTGTACCTTTGCTCCAGCATTACCTTGGCTACCTGTAACAGTAACTCCAGTTGAATACTGAGAACTACCAGCATAGAATCGTAATGGATGAGCACTGTTAGAGCTATCACTTACATCAAATGTATATGTCCAACCTTTGTACAATGTCAAAGCAGGAGCTGATACACCGTCTATTAAGTACTTACCTCCAGATACAGTGATAGTAAATGTAACCTCATCTTCTAAAGCATCTGCAACTATATCTAATGAACCATTAGAACTACCTGTAGCTACAGCCTGTGTAATAAGACCTAAGTCTTCACTATATGTTATAGCTCCAGATACAGTAGCAACGTTATCAAGAACTGTTTGATTAGGTGTGATAATAGCAAACGCACTTCCTGTATATACAAGTAAGTTATCGTTAGAACTGTCATACCATAAATCACCTTCTTGTAAAGATGAACTATCATTTCTTGTTGTAGGTTCACTAGCAGATATAATGTATATATCAGCAAAGTTATTTATATCAGCTACGTTTGCACCAGCATTGACAATGTTAGTTATGTTTGTAGCAACAGTGTCAACCTGAGTTGCTATAGGTACTAATCTATGAAAAGTATATGTATGTAATGTGGATGTAGAATTAACTAAGAAACCAAAACCTTGAGGTATTGTAGGAGCACCAGTTATAGTTACAGTGTTTCCTGTGCCAGCACCATTAGCTATGGTTATAGTTCCACTGCTAGGAGTTAGTGTAGCAGTTGTAGCTCCAATACTTAATATAGCTGCCTGTCCTGTAGACCCTTGTGGGTTAGTAGTTGGGAAGCTAAGTTGGTTTGTAATAGCTGTAAAACCACCAACGTCATCAATAAGGTCAATAATTCTAGCGTTAATAGCAGCAGTTGTAGCTACGAATGCGTCAGAGTTAGACCATGTAGCACCACTAGCAATAGTTTCTGAACTGTCTTGTCTTAAGAACTTAGCTTCAGCTTCTGTTTCTGTGTAGTATCTACCGTCTAAAGCTCCATTTGTAAGCTCAGTTTCTGTAAAATATCTATTATCTAACTGACCAGCATTTAGCTCAGTCTCTGTATAGTATCTACCATCTAGTGTACCGGTAACAATGTTACTGTTACTGACATTTATATCTGTAGGTAGGTTACCAGAACCTAACTTATCTAGAGTTACAGAATCGTTAAGTAACTTAGAACCTTCTATTTCTGCACTAGCATTTATATCTGCATTGACAATAGTGCCATTGACTATGTTAGTACTAGCTACAGTTATGTCTGTAGGCAGTGCTCCTGAACCTAATTTATCTAGGGTTACAGAATCGTTAGCTAATTTACTACCAGCTATATTTGCACTAGCATTTATATCTGCGTTTACTATAGTTCCGTCAACTATGTTAGCACTAGCTACAGTTATGTCTGTAGGTAGAGCACCAGCTCCAAACTTAGTTAGAGGTACAGAATCGTCTTTTAACTTAGTACCTTGTATATCAGCACTAGCGTTGATATCAGCATCTACAATATTCCCTGCTGTTATGTTAGCTTGGGTAATCTTGATGTCTGTAGGTAAGTTTCCTGACCCTAGTTTATCTAAACTTACAGAGTCATTAAGTAATTTAGAACCTTGTATATCTGCACTCGCGTTTATATCAGCATCTACTATAGAACCATCTACAATGTTAGCACTGTTAACCATCCTATCGGCTGGTAATACACCAGTCTGTAGTTTAGTATATGCAATACCAGCATCAGATTTGATGTCAGCATTTACAATAGTGCCATCTACTATGTTGTTAGTTGTAATAGTAATGTCTGTAGGTAAAGCTCCTCCACCTAATTTGGATAGTCCCACTGAATCGTTTGCCAGCTTGCTTCCGGCAATATCTGCGCTTGCATTAATGTCTGAATTAACGATATCAAGAGCCAGTTTACCGTGAGCGATAGCAGCACTATTCGAGATATCAATATTAGTAATCGTGCCATCTTGTATGTTGGTAGATGTTACATCTATGTCTGAAGGTAATGTTCCTCCACCTAACTTAGTAAGAGGTACACTGTCATCAGCAAGTTTAGAACCTTGTATGTTTGCACTAGAACTTACGTCATCATTGACTATAGTTCCATTAACTATGTTAGCAGAGGCTACTTGAATACCACTTGGTAATGTACCTGTTGCTATTTTAGTCTGTGCTATAGCTGCATTACTAGCAATATCACCATCAACTATAGTTCCATCTTTAATTTTAGAAGATGTTATCTGTTCGTCTCTAAGGTCAGATGTAACTATTTCGTTTCTACTTTCTTTAATACCATGTCTAACTAAAGTTTCTAAGGCATTCAAGTCAGCAGCTTTGATAGATGAACCGGGAGTAAAACTTACTGTAGGTGAACTTACATCTGTCTCACTATATATGTGTAGACTTTTACCGTTCTGGTTATCGCCAAAGTTTATGGTTGTGCTGTTAGCAGCTATTTTATATTGTCCTGTTGCTGGAGTTCCTGTAGTACCTATAAAGGTTAAAGGATTACCTCCGTCAACTCTGACTTTAATGTCAGATTCATTTATGTATTGAGTTGTAAAACCGATAGAGGTACCGGTTCCTGTTAAAAATTCTTCAGTTTTTGTCGCCATTTATCTAAGGGATAATTTGACGGGCGGATTATTTAGGCATCTCTAGCATCTTTTCTATTGTGCCTTTGTTTGCATCTCTGTTTTTTAGCTTTTGTTGCCTTTCTTCGAGTAACAACTTTTGGACGTCGTTATCATTTTTAAGGCTCGCCCAAGCTCGTTTCTTAGCTCGGTCAAACGTCTTTGCAATTTTTTTGTAGTGTGGGAATGATTTTGGTTCGACATCAGACAATCCATTTTTACGGTGCCAGTTCATTTCTGCAAGAGATATCTGCATATTTTCTGACTTAGCCATCTCATCAAACTTAGCTAATAAGTTTTGGTCACCTATAGCTTTCTGAAACATTGATCTGACCTTTGGACTGTCAGATAGATCTGTTCCATCTGGAGCTGTATATGTAGAAGTTCTCATATCATAGCCACTGTTAAATAAAAACTCTCTACCTTCTGAGTAATCTAAATTAAAGTTAACAGGTGAGAACGCATTAAACATACGAGTAACAAAATCGTGATCTTTAATAGGTTTACCAGTTAATATATCGTACTTAATAGGTAGTGGGTCTGTTGCTATGTTCTCAGTTATTAAGTTTCTGTTTCTTATAGAACTTGCTAAATCAGAACCTAGCTCTCTTGTATATGGTGTTAGTACTTTACCTATCTCATTTCTAAGACCAGATAAAGGTACTGTGTTATTAGCCAAAGAAGCAATGATTCTATTAGACTGTCCGGGTTGACCAGAGAATAGATCAACGAATGACTGCATACCAGCTAGATAGGACTTACTTGTAACTGTACTTCCCATTGCCATAGCTAGTTTTAATAATCTATCTTCAGCCCATTCTTCACCCATTAACTGTTGGTGATCTCCTATATCTCCTACTAATGCAAGTATTTGGTTGTATGGTTCAAAGGCATCATAGTTTACCCAGACGTCACCAAGTTTTATAGTCCTTGGTTTCCATCCCATGTCTAACCATGCTTGTCTTTGCTTTCTATCTGTTGGTCCATTACCATGTAAGTTACCACTAAGATATGCCATAGACGCCATACTTATAGCAGCAGAACCTATTGCTAGTCTACCATTTTGGATAGCTTTAGCATTCATCAAATCCTGGGGGGTCCTAATTCCATACTGTAGTAAATCAGAAAGATCATCTCCGGGTTTAGCTTTAGCTATCATGTTAAACTCTTTAACAAAGAAGTTAAAACCGGGAGTATGTTTAGCAGTTAATGCTAATCCATTAACACCTGTTCTAGCAAATAGGAAGAAAGGTCTAGCCCATGGTGCTTCGTCAAATGCTTTAGCCAAACTCTTACTAAAACCTGTTAGGTCTTGAGTCAATGTAGCTTCTCTTCTACTAAAGTCAGCCATTTCGTCAGCTAAAGTACCGTCAGGTTTAAATATTTGTTGTTGAAATAAATCTTCTTGATTCTTAAAAAATGTCTGATCTAGGTTACTAAAGTTACCATCAGGTAATCTGTCAGCAGCAGCTAAAAATGCTTTCTCTCTAGCTCTAGCTCTACCTATCATTAGTGCAAAGGTATCGTCAGTTGCTGCCATAATTTTAGTAGAATATGTAAGAAGACTGCTATCATTCAAACCTCTAACCATGTTAGCTGTACGATATAATGCCTTATCTACTGTATTACCTCTTGTTTCTGCCCAATGTCCATACATTTGCCATTGGTCATCTAGTTTATTTCTCTCTACAAATCTAGTTTTCATTGTAGATATATCACCAGCCCAGTAACTATTTAGTCTTTTTTTAAAATATGTAAATGCTTCTGGTACCATTTCACGCATTGAGTTAAGAGAAGCTAATGCAGCTCTAGTTATAGTTGCATCACCTTTCATTAAACCACCCATAGCCATAGCCATAGGTCTAGTAAATGCTGCGGTAGATGTACCCATGATTGCGCGAACTGATGTTTTAGGTCCAGATAAAACACTATGAGTAAACATAGTACCCATCTCTCTTAAAAATGCACCAGTCTTTTTCTTATCACCAGCAAATGTACCACCTCTCATTTTCTTACGCATAAATACGTCAAGATCATCTAGTGTGTGTACACCGTCAGCCATAGATATACCTTCAAATATAGTCTTAAATACTTCGTCACCGTCTTGTTCAGTAGTCATTTGTAGAGCTACACGGAACGCATCTATACTATCCTTTACGTCCGCTTCAATCATTTCATCTAAGTCTTTTCCTGACTTTCTTAAACGTGAGTCACCAATTTCTGCAAGCTGTTGAGATGCTTCATAAGCTGATCTTTTTCTAAGTTTTAAACCAGCAATTAATTTTTCAACCATCTGTTGAGCTGGACCATCAATATCATTTACGTCAACTATGTTAGCTAGTTCTCTAGCAGTAATACCTTGATCTCTTATGTCATTAAACAAAGATGTGTTTACCATGTCTAAGGCTTTGATAAACATAGGCTGCATGTATTCACCTGTTTTCTTACCTTTTGCGTCGTAGATTGGTCTTTGTCTTCTAGTAAATTTTTTAAAGAATTGTTCAGTAGTTACATCACTTGTATTTCTACCTTCGTAAACAGCTCTAAACATATCAAGGTCTTCACCAATACTTTCTTGCAATGTTTTTCCTGCACTTCTAGCACTAGCTTCTAGCTCTTTAACAAATCCTTGACTTCTAAAATTACTTAAAACTTCTTTTATTACTTTTTCAGTCTCACCTGTACCTTCAGCCATTCTGCTAATCTGAGTGTTAGAAAGCATAGAATCTGTACTTCCTTCTTCTGCACCCCATTCGTTTTTCATACGCTTCATAGACTTGTTAACATCTGAAGCGGTGCTGTTAGAAGTTGTAGCTCCTTGCCAAGGGTCAGCGATAGGTTCGTTCTTTGGTGCTCTAAACCCAGAGTCTTTCATCTGTGATTTAGCTTGTTCTCTTTTCTGTACTTCTATACTCTGTTTTCTTGAGTTAGTAAACTCCTCAAACTTTGCTCTAAGTGCAGCTACGTCTTCTCCTGCTGCTGCCTTTAGTTCACCTTTAGCATCATACACTCTTTTAGCTGCATCACCTATTTCTTTACCAGCTTTTACACCAGTATCAGCTACAACCTTTGCACCTTCTTTTCCTTGTCTAAGTAATAACTGAGCTAGTGGTGTGATTTTAAATATAGTTGCATCAAACACAGCACCTATACCCATACCTTCTACAATATGTCTAAGTTTATTTAATGCAGGATGGTCTGTATCTTTGGTAGTAAGAGGTGTGTCTATCCAACCATAGTGTTTTGTAAGAGTTCCAAGTAAATTATCTTGTGATTCATTTTTAGATACAAGGTCATAACGTAAACCAAGTAAAGCACCTTTCTTAAGTTCTTTAGCTAGTGTAGTTGTTTGCTTTATATTTTTAAGTTTTGATGCAGCAGTAACAGCTTTAGTTCCAACTGATAAACCTTGTACAGCTTTACCAATACCACCTGTTACAGCGATAGTACCAACGACATCTGTAGCACCTCTGACTAGACCACCCCACCATGTTTTAGTTTCAATAGGGTCGCCGTCGCCATACATAAACTGGTCCCATTCTGTCTGATATCCTTCATCAGTTTTTGACTCCTCTGCCATCTCTCCATTGAAAAAGTCAATAACTCTTTCTGGAGCAGTGATGATATTAGAAGCTATATCTCTAGCACCAGCTCCTAAACCTATTGCAGTGTCAGCAGCATAGTCTAATGCTGTTGGACCTTCAGGTTTAGCTTCTTCAGGTACAACCTCTGCCGGTACTTCGACTTCAGGTTCTACTATTCCATTTTCTATATCAGCAGCTTCGATATTTTGTACTGCCTTTTGTGTGTCCTCTTCGGACATCCCTGTACCAGAGATTCCTATTTCTAGTGTAGGGTCAAATTCTTCATTCATAGTTACCACGGTAATTATAGCCTAAGATAAGGCTAGTAATCCGCAGTTACTGGTCCTTTCTCATCAAGCCTTTTTTGTTATAAATAGAAGTTTTTACGTTCTGTTCACCCTGTCCTTCGTCTTCAAGTCTTGCTCTTGTTATACGAGAACGTGTAGGGAATTTGTAAATAAGATTTAATATTTTATCGTTCTTTTTATTTTCTTGAGGTTTTATATCTCCTGCGTCATCTGTATAAAACTGTAGCTGTGAGTTAGCTAAGTCAATAGGATTAACTCCCATTCTCATAGCTAGATCACGATAGTAGTCTGGTATATCTCTAGACTGTTTTAATGGAGTCTTACTCCACATCAACAATTCTCGCTGTGTTGTTGGGTCTGTATTAATTTTTTGTTTTCTCCATTGACCATTAGCAGATTGTGTCATACCTTTCTGAATACTTCTACTATATGTATTATCTGATGGGTCAAGACTAGGATTCATTAAAGCATCCTTTGCTCTTTCATTATCTAATACTTCTTTTACAGCAGCTTGACCAGCTCTCATTCCATCTTCAGGTCTACCTACAATCTGACCATCTCTTACAGTAGCTTGTTTGTAAGCACTATTAAATACTTCTTCTAGACCAGCATATAAGTTTAGCCATTCTACTGAAGCAGTTTCAGTGCTTCCAAATGTATCTCCTGTTCCTAAATCAGTGTATGCCTTTAGATATTTAGCTGCTTGGTCATGTAAATCTGAACCCGGTACGAGTGCACCTGAAGTAATTATCTTATCTTTGTATTTATTAAACACTTCAGTACTTACATTTTCCATTTCAAAATCATACACCCCACCTTGGAAGCGTATAGATTGTGCAATCATATCTTCTGCTACATCGTCAGGTAAATGTCCTTTCAACGCATCTGATAATTCTATTGGTACATATCCATCATACTTATTTTTGTAGTACGCATACAACTGTGCTTTTTGTTCATTAGTAGGAGCTTCTAACTCGCTTATAACTGACAAGTCAGCAGCTATAGAGTTTTCTTTTGCTTCGTCTCTAGCAGCACTACCTAATTTAGCAGCACCAGCTAGTTCTCCTTCCAGACCAGCCCACTCTTTCCAAGAACCCATAGTCTTAGTAGAACCATCACGAGCTGTTATTTCGTGATTAACTACAGACATAGCTTCTCCATAAGTAATAGCATTCTGACTAACTAAATTAATTAGGTTTTCTTTGAATGCTCTTCTACCAGCACCTAGAGTTGTCTTGTTTCTAGCTGCATATCTAGCAGCCCAGTCATGTGCAAGTTGGTGTCCGTCTTCTGGGTTAGCAGTAACAAATCCAGTCTGTATCATTTTACTGTCAGAAGCTGCTACCTCTGTCTGATAGTTAGCTTCTCTTTCTACAGCTTGTTTCTTACGTCTAGCCTCGTCAAACTTATCCATTTCTGGTTTAACAACAGTAGCTATCATTGCTGGATTTAATCCTGCAAATTGTCTAGCATACTCAAACTTAATCTTTGTATCTAAAGCTGCCTGTTCTTGTAGTGATAGGTTATCGTAATGTCCAACAGTCGTTGGTTGACCATCTCTAATTACATCTATCTTAGTAGTTTCGTAAGCATCATAAACATACTGATCGTAGTCTTTAGCTTTCTGTAAAGCATATTGTTCTGCAACCATATACCTTTCCCAACCAGACATCTTACGAAATTCTTGAGCGGTGATACTGTCAGTGGATTCTATCTTAGATGCAAACTCTTGTAGAGCTAAATCATCTTCAAACAGGATTTCTTTGTCACCTCTGAACTGTGCTTCCAGTTCTGGGCTTACACCTTTTGTAAGAATGTCTAAAGCTATTTCTGCTTCTCTATCTTGTCTATGTTTTTCTTGTTTCTTTTTTAAAAAATTACCAAAGCTAGAAGAAAGATCAGCTAATCCTTGATACATTTTTTCATCATTTCTTAGCTTATCTTCGTTGACCTGTTTTAGTTGGTCAAAGTATCTTTCTTCGCTTTGTTGTATTTGTCTGTCAGATTTTTCTTGTTCGGGAATAATGTCCACGATTTCTTCAGGGTTTACTGACTGACCCGTTATATTAAATTGTGGAATCATAGTTAATAACTTTGAAAGGTTCTAATCTGATGACCAAATGTAGGGTCTGTAGTATAGAGATAAGGACTATTGCCTGCCATTCCACTACCAGATTGAGAAACAAACTTTGGTGTTTGTCCAGCATCCATAGTGTTATTTCCTATATTGGCTTCTAGTCCAGCAGCTAATGCTTGACCCATACCTAACATAAGTGTCATACCTACATTCTGCATAACTGGTGGAGGTGGTGCAATATCTTGTACAGGTGCTACAGCTACTTTACTAAATGATCTGTTAAGTGTACTCTTCAGTTGTCTGTTAGTATCTGCCATGACTTCTTTAGCATCAAAGCCAGCAGTGGCTAAAGCTCTAGACCTCATCGCTTGACTCAGACCAAACTGACCTTGATTCATAACTAACTGTCTCCTAACTGATGCACCTCTTACACCACGTTCAGCAGCAGAGGCTTCTATCACACCTTCGTTAGATAACATCTTTTTAAAGTCTTCTTCATTCTGTAAAATAGCTGATGCTCTAGCTCTATTTAATTGTATGTTTGTTCTTGTATATGCACGTTGAGCTGCTATATTTGCTAGGTCAACTTCTTGTGCAAATTGTACTTTTTTACTTTGGTATGTAGACCTAGTCTGCATCCACTTACGTTCTCTGATCTTAAGCTGATGCTCGTACTGTCTACGTTTTTCTTTGTTAGCTTGGGACGCTGCTGCTGCGTTTCCTACAGCTCCTATCGCTGGTCCTATTGCTGCTACATCGCACACGGCAAAACTCGATAAAGGATAAATTATTTGGTCCGTAGGTTAATCTTCTAAGAAATTTAAAACCTAAAAACCTGAGTAACTTTAAATGGACTTTGTTTCTTTCGTCAACAATATTCCACAGTAACTCTTCTTGTCTGGATTCAATATACCTTTTTGCTTCTCTAGCAAAGGTATGGGGATAGTCATAGATTGCTGGTGTGCATAACATCCAGATCTGTCCACCTTCGTGAACGCCTGCCATGCCTGCCAACTCTCCGTTGGGTACCTCAAAATAAACTGAGTCGCAGTTATGAAACCCTACGACTAGCGAGTTTAAAGGGTCATGTCCATGACCTTCTGTAACCTCCCTATAATCAGCAGGGAGTAAATTAGAAGCCACACGAAGTGCAGCTTCCAATGTTGCTGGGTGAATGTATTTAGACACGTTGATAAAAATTATTATTATAAACGCCTTCCCATGTTAACGTATGAAAGTTAGCAGGAGATGGGTGAGTAGATTTAATGACTAAAGTAGTATTTATATTCCTATCATATATTGGTACTGTTCTTAATATATTATCATCAAACACACCTGTTGTGTTAGCTGCTATTTGGTTTGCAGGAGTTACTTCAAACAGTTCTGTATAATCTTCTCTACCTGTCCTAGATAATGTTGTTTCATATATACCTACTGGACCAAACCCTAGTTTGACTCTATGTAATATAGTGTTAGATCTAGTGTCAGCTCTAAAGCTTTCTCCAGTTCTAGTTACATAGTAGATAGTTGGTATAGTTACTGACATAGTATATAGATAACCTATATAAAAATCTTGTCCTGTCCAATCTCCGGGTATTACTACATTACCACTACCGTCGACTGTCGCCTCTGCATAGTTACCTATAGCTAAACTACCATCTATGTCATATACGGCTAGTTGTCCGTCACCATTTAAACCAGTTGGTTTTGTAAATGAAGTATTACCACCACTATAAGCACTAGCTGCTAGGGATGTTACAGGCATTAAGTAATCTAGATGTACTCTGTCATCGTTTAAAGCAACTGTATTACTATCCATTCTTATAGAAAACTTTAACAACTCACGTTGAGAATTATTTTCTATCACTACAAACAAAGCATCATCTTGCATACAATGATACTTAATAGTTCCCGGTAAAGTCCACCTAAACCAAGAAGCTAATTTTCTTTCAGTAATCTGATCGAAATATCTGTAACCATATAATGTTTTTTGATCGTCTTCACTAAATAATATTATTGAGTTTTCTCTAGAGTTACTAATTAAAGCTAGATCATTCTCAAATAATTTAGCTACAACTGCACTTTGTTCTATAACTTGTGGTTCCCCTTCTCTTTGTATCTGTGCCATTTCAAAGAATCTAGAATGCTTACCAGCATTATCTAAGAAACCAATCGTAGTGCCAAGAGAAATAGGATTAGTTTTAAAATTAAAATTATAGGTAGAAAGCGCATTGATTTTAGCAGTTGTAGGACTGAAGACATCACTATCAGTTGTCAACATAAACTGTTGGTTTTTAGAAAATAATATTAAACCAGTGTTTACTTGTATGCCATCAAATAGAATTGCTGGATACTCTGAACTAGCAGCTATATCTATAGGGTCACTTGCTATTAACTGTATGGCAGACTTAGCAAAGAAGTTAGTAAAGTCTCCCGGACGTGACATAACTATATGTTCATCAGACAGCAATGCAAATCTATTTCTAAAGAATAGCATCTGCGTAATAGGTTTGTCTATAAAAGAAGGTTCTGGATTAGTTACATCATCACCAACTATAGCATTGTCCCACTGTGGAACTGGATAATCTTTACCAGCAATAGTATAGTTACCACCTTTCTGTTCTGTAAGTCTAAAGTTACCATCAGCAGTTCTAATAAGAATTACTGGCATAGTAGTTTCATCAAATGATATAGCTCTACCCGGCTTAGCACATTCTTCCCATGTACCCTCACCATCAACAAATGTTCCGTCTGCTTTTTCCCTACCAAAGAACTTAACAAAATAATTATCTTCTTCAGCAGCACTATTAACTACTTCTACAACCATCCCGTGCTTGCACTGAGAGGGTAAATCACCTACATCATTAACTTTACCAGCAACAACATTTAACAGCTCTCCTACGGGCGTAGAGGCGTTGAATACGCTAGTTCTTTTTATATGTAGTCCTGTACCAATTTGTGTAACAGTGAACCCATTACCTGTACTAGCTGTAGCACTACCAGTTATACCTTTTCTAATATCACCAAGAATACTCTCAGCAGTTACAGTTGTTTCTGTGTCAAATGGTGTAGGTTGAGGTCTGACTAAAGCTAAGTTAGCTTGAACTACTGATTTACTTACAGAGTCAACAGTGACTTTATAAATAGCATCTTCCATAAAGAGTGTAAAATTATCTCCTTGTTCCCAACCTTCTCCACCATGTAGTAAATCATGGGTAGTTGTATATCTAGCTTGATATGTAGTTATGTTAACTTCATTAGCAGCAGTACCTGTTGTTTCTGTAAAAGGCACTGACTGTCCAGTTGTAGCTATGCGGAAATATAAATTTGTTCCTCTGTTAACAGAGTTACCACTAGAATTTTTAACGTCAACTGTGTAACTATGAGAACCAGAAACTGCATCATCTGTAAGTGTACCGCCATCGTTGATACTAAAAATTCTTGTACCTACGTTAGGTGCGAAAGCATCTCTACTATCACCAGCAGCTTTACCACATCTAGTTGATTGACCAGCTCGTGAGTTTCTAGCAACCATTTGTCCACTGGTATTACAATAATTATTACTAGATTTCTGTAAGTCTACACTGATACGAGTAACAGTACTAACTGTAGAGGGGTCAGTATTATCAAAAATATTTACTGCATATTGTTTTGCATAAGATATTGATTTTAATTCAATAAATATTTCTTTTAAAAAATCTCCTTCAGGTTCTAAATCAGAAGCACCTCTTTTCATATTTGTATTAACATTTCTGTTACTTATATATGTATAGTCATTAAGAGTTAGAGTTTGAATCATATCATCTGCTGAATGCTTCAGATATTTATTACCTGTAGTATCATCATCATATGTATATAAATTGTTTGATGCTCTTGTATTAGTAACATCAACAACTGTCTTAGGATTACCAGTCAAGCAATCCCACATTTTAACAGTACCATCTCGTTGTATCTGTCCTACATACTGTTCGGTTTCGTCTCTGTAGTAGTGAAACCATTTGCCGGTATCTGTAGAACCTACTAAAGTTTTCACAAACTTACCAGCCGGTCTCTTTAGCAGACCTTGTGTTATGTCAGGTACTGCATTTAGCATGTCTTTTACCTGACCGGGAATCTTTTGTTCGTCAGGCTGTTGTGATATACCAGCATTCAGACTATGTATAGTTTGTGTTATGTTTGCCATTATCTAATAAGTGCTTTGTATGGTTGGTAAGCTCTATAGTTAGTCTGCTGTGGGAATCCCATAAAGTTATGGTCACCTTGTTCTGTTTCAAATTCTATAGCATTAGCTCTAGCTTGTTGTTCTTCTACCTGAAGTAACTTAACTAGATCACCATTAGAAACAAGTTGTGTAGCAGCACGCATAGATGCTCTTGCAATTATGTATCTCTGTATAGCTGGAGGTACATCTGTGAATGGATATAATGTAACAATGTCAAAGTAATATTCTCCAGTAAATACATCTGTTTGATGATTTGTGTCAAATAATTTACCATCTCTTTTTACAACATTAGTATCTCTGTCAATCTGACCGTCACTAATATCATAAACTATTGCATTGCTAGGTACAACATAGTTACCTTGAGCATCAGGAGATTTTTTTACTCTGTGTTCTGTGTTAAATGTCCAACCTATTGTTTGAACATCTTTGTTTACTTCATTAAGTAGGTTGACTACAAATGCTATCTCTGGATTTTGTAGTGCATTCCCTGTAGTGTTAGTAACAGGAGATTGACCAATGCTACCCAAGATAGAGTTCACTGCGGATAGTTCGGTATCGGTGCTTATTTGAATAGCCATAAAAAAAAGGGAGCCGAAGCTCCCGTATAAAAGTGTAAATTAACCGTTCTCTGGGTATGTTGCACCGAATGCTGCTGGAGCACTAGCACCTACATATAGTTCAACGGCTGCTGCTGGGTTTAGGAAGTCTGCGCCCATAGCTAGTCTTCCAAGGATTACGTCACCTTGGTAAACTACTGAAACGTCACCTGAAGTTACTTGAACTTGTGGTCCAATAGCTTCTACAACTGCTGCTGCTTCTTTCTGGAAAATTAATCCACAAGATTTAGAGAAGTCTGTGCTGTTACCGTAGTTGTTGTTAAGTCCTGTTACAGACTTTCTTGCGTCGCCCATTGCTGTGCCGACGTGGTCTCCTAAGTTTGAAGGAGATGTCTTACCTGTAGTTCCGCCATAAGCTACACCATGCTTAGCTAGGAAAGGAATGTTCATTGACTTGTAGATCTTGATGCCTGCAATTTCAACTACTCCGTTACCTGACTGAAGTGCTGTACCTTGTACGTCTCTGTTGATAAGTCCGTTTGTACCAGCTTCTTGGATAAGAGCATAGTACTGTCTTGGGTTAAGAACGGATACTCTTCCTTGAGAAGATACTCCTTTCTCGTCCATAGCTGCTGCTGCATCATAGAAAGCATTTACAAGAGCAGTAGATGAGTAAGCATCAGAATCATTTGTTGTTGTACCAACTCTGATCTGTGTACCACCGGGCTCTTTGAAGTTTGTTTTTGATACAGGAGAAGCCTGTCTTGCGCCTTTAGCGATTGCTCTGAATACTAGACGGTCATACTTTTCTGCAAGTGCGTAACCGATCTTACGAGAAATTTCTCCGCGTAATTCGTAGTGAGCAAGTGTCTCATCTAATTCATAAACGAATGCGGATGAGATTAATAGGTCGTCGCAAGTCACTGTTTTTTCTGCGACTGGAGGTGCGCCGTCACTGTTACCTAAGATACTGTTTCCGGGAGTATGGAACTCAGCAGTTGTACGTCCAGTATAAATGAACTGTAAACTCTTTCCGTTCTTAAGTGTTCTCTTCATCACCATGTCACGAGCGATTGTCTCGTGCTGGAATCCTTTGAACATTTCTCCACTGAACAATTTAAGGTAGAGTGCTCTAGCGTCACCGGCTGAGTTTAACTGACCTTGGCGTGTTAGCGAGGTAGTTAAATCTGAACTCTGATGAGCCATGATTTTTTCTTAAAATGTAAGGGTATTATGTATCGTCTTCTAGCCTAGAATTGTAGGAGTCTTAATTGGACTCACTGAGATTGTGGTCTTTTCCCACCGTCGACGGCATAAAGGTGTCCTCCGCAGAGGGCTTTAGCCAAATTGAGTAGGGAGGTAATGCTCCTCCCCTATGGTCTACTTGACTACTCTTATCTTTTCTTTGCTGTTTTAGCTGCACGTTTAAAGTTTGCAGCAGTAGGAGCTCCAGACTGACCGGGCTTCCTCATCTTTTCGCCAGAACCTTTCTTGATTCTTAGACGTTTGGCGTGGATGTTTGCATAGAGTCCGCGTTTTGCCATCTATCTGTACCCTTTCTTTCCGCCTTTTCCTCCCTTGCAGGAGCCTTTACCTTTGTGTGCCATGATTAACATTTCCATTTACGAAGGGCAAGAGCCTTACGAGTAGGCTTGCCGTTTGGTTTTTTCATAGGACCTTTCACTCCACTCATCCGAGCGCAGAAAGATCTCTTACGAGGTCCACCCTGTGGCTGTGGTGCCTTGAGGTTTGACCCAGTTGCAGCATTGTATTTTTTTCTACCGGCTGCTGTCAGACCCCCGGTCCGACTCTTGTGTTTGCCTATCTTCAGGCTGACGTTCTTCTTGCTCATTGCTATTACAAAAATCAAATCGAGTTAAACTCGCTTTCATCTTATCGTTTTGATGTGACATTTACTTTATGTATGTTAAATGATATTGTTATTCTATGACCATCGTGCTTTTCTTTAGCACATGGTGCAAAGTGTTGTTGATCTGGGGTGAATAAAATCAAGTCTCCTTCTTTTATCTTTAACAAATCATATGAACGTTTAATAAAATGAGGGTGGTTTGGCTCTACACCCATACAATACAGTTGGTCTGTGTAAGCATGGTTGTAATTAAAAAATACTACTGGTCTATCTTTTTCGGGATTAAACTTAAGATAATAAATACCACATAACACAACATTAGGACCCATGTGATTATGAGCTTCCTGATACATATCATACGTATGGACATTACACCAAGGATTAGTCTTCCATTCTATTTGTGGATATCCGTAGTCGTCAAACCAGTTATTAACATAAGTTGGAAAGTACTCATTAAATATGTAATGACTATCATCTGATTGTACTTGCCATGAATTACATAGGTCTGCCCAGTCAGCTTTCTTTGTTTTCTGTTCCTTAAAAGCTTTAATAAATTTCCCAGCAAATCTATCTTTAATAGTTTTGGACTGGGGAATATTTATTTGGTGTATTAGTTGAGGAAATAGGGTGATCTCTTTCATTGTTGTGGTTATGTGATGAGCTCCAGTGTCTGGTTACACCGGCAATAATAAAAATATTAGTTACCAGTGTAAGGACAGTGCAAAAATTTTTAACCAATTTGTGGAGCTGATAGAGCAACTTGAGTAGACTCGGCTGTTGCTAAATCAAGTGGGAAGTTGTGAGCGTTACGCTCGTGCATTACTTCCATACCAAGGCTCTGTCTGTTTAAGACGTCAGCCCATGTAGGAATCACTTTACCATTAGCATCAACTACTGACTGGTTAAAGTTAAAACCATTAAGATTGAATGCCATAGTACTGATTCCCATGGAGGTAAGCCATATGCCAACCACGGGGAAAGCACCAAGAAAGAAATGTAAAGCACGAGAATTATTGAAAGAAGCATATTGAAATATGAGTCGTCCGAAGTATCCGTGTGCAGCTACGATGTTATAAGTCTCGCCTTCCTGACCAAACTTATACCCGTAGTTCTGTGATTCAGTTTCCGT